TTTTTCTTGCCGCCCATTGCGCCGCCTTTCGTACCCATCTTGCTCTTCATGATCTCGCCTCCGTCTTTAGCGAAAGTTGCGACATTGGTAGGCTTGCCACCAACACCCTGTTTCTTTGACCGCTTGCGGCTAACCGCTGAAGCGATCTGCTTCTTGCTCATGCTCGCAGCTTTTTCTGCGGGTACGCACTTAGGGTAACCGCGATCAGAATCGCTGGCGCTACTGCGACCACACTTTTCAAAGCCACCGCCTTTTTTTGGCGCTGAGATGTCAACCCAGTTGCCACCTTTACCCTTGCCAAACCATTTTTTGAGTCCGCCTTGTGGCTTACCCACGGGGTACTCTCGTTTTCTTTTGCTTGCTTGGCATGATAGCACCACAACCACGGCCCTGAACCATCACAGTTCCGCCCCCGTTCATGTTCTTTGCCATGCTTTTGGCTATTGCGGTGCCACGCTTGCGCTCGTAACCGCTAAGCTTGCCGTCATTGTTGAGATCGCTTTTCTTTGGATCGAGCGTCACCTCACCGCCTGTGTTGCCTCTGTACGTTCCGCCCATCCGCTTGTACTCCTGCACCATCCAGCCGTTGGCGTATGCGCTTGGGTAAACGTCAAACTTGGCCTTGGCTTTTGCCTTCGCCTTCTTGTAAAGAGAAGGGTTCGCTACGTTCTTTGGTACATCACTAGCCATTACATATACCTCACTGGCCCACTTGCATTATGTCGCGCATATCTGGAATAAAGTCACCAACCCGCCCAGTCATTTGACTCTGAACCATCGTATTTTGTTTGGGAGCTGTGCCTCTGGCGTAATCGCCACGATCATATTGCATATAATCCCTTGCGTCAGAACCAGCCCCACCATAAGGGTTGAATCCACCAGCTTCAGATGCAGATGGGCCAAAAGCATAGGCACCCATTTCTGGCTCAACGACGATACCTTGTTGCCCTTCAGCAGAACCGACCGTGATTGGCGTAGTCGTGGCTGCAGGCGGCTGTTGGCTCGCCATCTGAGCCATTATGTCATCGGTGATCTGTTTGCGTAGCGCCTCGGTGTCAACCTCACCGGGCATTTGACCCTTTAACGCATCGATCTGTTGCTGCACTGGGTTCAGTGCGGATGATATCTCTGTTTGACGCTGCCCTGCGATGGTTTGCGACAAGCCGCTCAAGTCATCTTGGGTCAAGCCAGAGGATTGCAAAGCGTCAATGCGAGAAGCTAAGTCAGCTCTTTCGGTAGTAGCCGAATCCACCGCCTGTTGAAACTGAGCAGTTTGATCGTTTACCGCCGCAAGCTGTGATTGAATTGACTCTAGTGGCAACGCGCCAAGGTTGTCCGTCAAACCGCCTATCTGCGCCTCTAAGCCAGCAACGAGGTCGGCTGTCTCGCTTTGTATAGCTTCAGACTGGGCAGCGTTTCCGGACTCCACATCGGTATACAAGCTCTCAAGCTGTTGATTAAGAGAATCTATTTCACCTTGAGTCGCGTCAGCAGCGTTCTTTTGAACCTCATCAAGCTGAGCGTAATTTGCGTCAATCGTGCCTGTTATGTCTGACAAGTCGCCAGACAAAGTGGCAATGCGATCCTGCAAAGATCCAGCGGCAGTTTCTTGTGCTTGACGCACTAATCTGTCGCCCTCTTCTATCTGTTGCGCCAACGCAGCTCTCTCATCCAAACCAGCTTGGCGTAAATCCAAATTCTCTGCGTCAACGCCTCGACGCATACTTTCTATCTGATCTTCTAGTGTTTTTGTCAGCTCTGATCTCTGACCAAGCGCCGCCTCTTCGGAGGTCGCAAGATCTTGGCGCAATAAATCTCGCAGGCCGTCGATCTCGGCTTGACGTGAAGCCTCGGCATCTTCGTTTGCCGCTGTTTGCTCTGCCATGATTTTTTCATATTGACTGGCAAACTGATCATCAACGTCAGGCATGTTGGCTTCAAGGGTTCGCATAGTAGGCGCTACTGGCGCTTCCCGTGGCCCCCTGTCGTACACGGGCTGCTGCATCAAATACTGATCGAGAGCCGAGTATGGCGAAGCAGAGCCTCCGTACTCGTCTAGCGCAGCCTGTAGATCATTGGATTCAGCCATTACATTCCAATCCCGCGCACGTCAATGCCTTGCATAACTTGTCTGCGAATCTCTTCCATGTCTGGGCGACCCCTGCCTTTTGTCAGCAAGCTTCTGCCCACTGGCCTTGCTCTTTGATCTTGTGGGATTTTTCTGGCTAGGCGTTCTCTTCTATCCTGCGGAATACTCTTGCTTAACTGAGAAAACAAACCTCCACGGGGTCTTCGTCTTTGTTGCATGGGGGGCGCTTCTTGCTTTTGCTCCATTTGCTGGTTAAGGCGATCAATTTTGGTTCTTAATTTGCCAAAAAAACCACCTCTGCCTCCACGGGGTGTAGGCATCGGTTGAGGTGAAGCGCCACCCATCTGCTTCTGCCTAAGCGCCTCTTGAAGCTGCTGCATCATGTCTGGCATTTGTGGTGGCAGCTTGGGTTGTGAGCCAACATCCCGGTTTCCGATAGTGTTCAAACCTTCTTGACGCATTTTTAGGCGCTCTTCGACTGGCAACGCAGCGAACTCCATAAAGCTCATGTTGCCCATGAGCCTTGGGTCTGGCCCTCGCTCTATCGGAGAGATTTGTATATCACCCATTCCACGACTGCTTTTTTGAGGCGGCAAAGGCACTGGCCCACCCTCAAAAATCGGTCTGCGACCCTTGCCCGGCCCTTGACCAAGAACCGGCCCACGGTTTTGGGTTGGCGGCTGTGGCATCTGCTCCATTTTCCCTACCGCCTCAAGTAAACCGCCGATACCGCCCTGCATCGGATCTTGGGGAGCTGTGGGCTGTGTAAATGGACTAGTCTGATCGGGTGAAATGCCTAAATTTTCCAATGTAAAATTTGCTCGCTTTGCATTTCTCTCGTCCTGCAAATTTTGCATGTACGCATTAAGCTCAGATTCCCTTTGAGGACTCCCAAAGGGCGCGTCAGACGCAAATCCTGACGTGTCAAGCCCATAATTACCGTATTCTGGAGAGCCGGAAAGCTGGTCTAATCTTTCTATCTGGGCGTCGGTCAAAGGCTGGCCGTACTTGTCTTCGTACTCCATCGCTAGTCTGTCAATTTTGGAATCACCAGTTTTACGACCAGCGTCGGTCATGAACATTACAGTCATATCAAATCACCAATTTTTGCAAGACCAATAGGAAGCTGCGAATACGTCCTTCTTCTTTTGAACCGCATCACAGTTGTGGCGAGCGCGAAAGTTGCGCCGACGCTCTGGGCTGTCGCGCTTGATCTCCATATTGGGGTCACCGTAGCGCACAATCTTTACTTGATCGCCTTTTTTGGCTAGAACCGCAAACTTCTTGTTTTCGCCGGGCGTTCTTTTTTGCTTGTTATAGCCGGGGAAAGACTCGCCTCGGTAGACGAGCCTGCCCGACTTGGTTCTCTTAACGTCGCTTGTGTCAGCCATTAGCCGTAAGTCTTCAACACTTCAACGATCACAGTATAGGTGTCGCTGCTGCTTGCGCCAATCGTCGTAAACTTTACGTCACCCGTCTTTCCGCTTCCCGCGTCGTTGGGGATGCCAGAAAAGTCTGAGTAATCGTGAAAGCCATTCGAGTCAGGCGAAAGCCCAATGATCAACGTGTCTGAAGTAGCGTCGTTGAGCAACTCAACGCCCATGCCAACGCACTGCCACCAAATCTTGGCGACAGCCACTTCTGTGCAAGCTTTTCCTGCGCTGTTCGCAGTCAACGCGCTTACGTCAATCTTTGTTACCGCAGACTCACCGCTACCATCGCTGATATTAGTGAATTTAAGGACGGCTTTGCGCTCGCCGTCCTGAATGGTTTGGCTTGTTACTGCATCTGCCATTGCCTATCTCCTATTTTGTGGATTAAGCGTCAGCGAAAGGCGTAACAATCGTTCCTGAACCAAGCAACAAAGTGTTATGAACGAGGTAGCTGGCAGCATCGATTGCCGTTACCTGAATGACACTGCCGACCAAACCGCCCTTGGTTGAGCCGTTGAAAGTCATCACGTCATTTGCTGCGGCTGGGAAGAAAGCTTTTTTAGTGCTGTCATCTACAGCAACCATAGCTGCGCCTTTGAACTTGTCAGTGCCATCGGTGAGGATGTCCAAATCAGTGGCTGCGGTTTCAATGTAGAAAAAGAAAGACGCACCAATGTTGTTGTCTTGGTTAGGCGACGTGGGATCTGTAGGGGTGGTGGAAACAATTGATGGCAAAGTAAACTTGCCGTCTGCGTCATTCAGCAGAATGATCTTGCCAGCATGAGCAGCCACGGTCAGCGTGGTGTCTGCGGACAGACTAACGCTGCTATTTACGCCTGCGGTGATGAAGCCGCCCAGCGATCTAACTGGGCCTGAAAATGTTGTCTGTGACATGGTATTACCTCTTACGAAAGGATTCGCCCCAGAGTCTTCGTAACGTCTGCTGAGCCAGTCGCCGGGGCTGGATTTATCTCAGATCCTCAGTGTATGCCAACGACTCACCAAAAAAAAGTTCAATTAACGGCACAAAAAAAGGGGGCTTACGCCCCCTTTCTTTTGCTTGGTATCTACGCGCCTTGTGAGCCGTAGATGCCGCGCCAGTCACTAAAGCCGAAGCTGTAACGCTCACGGGCCTTGTAACGGATGTTACCAGTCGTAAAGTCTGGCTCCATCGTGGTTTCCATCGCAGTACGCTGGAACATCTTCAAGCCTTCGCCAGCGTCAGTGACGCTAGTCAGCAGGAAGAAGGCATCAGGGTCAGTCAGGTAATGATTGACCGTGTAGCCACCGGGCAATACACCCGTGTTGCGAATTGCGTTGATGTCGTTGTCAGCCGTGCCGCTACGAAGCGTAGAGCTTAGAATGCGGTCAGCAACAAACGTCAATTGAGGTGGAACAACCAGCTTCGTGGCTTGAACGGAGATCGTCAGACCCTTGTCATCGGTAAACGTACTGATGTCGATCAGCGCGTCTTCCAAGGACGTTTCGTTCAAGTCAGCCATTGAAGCCGCACGGTTTGCAGCAGTGCCGCCACCCGCTAAGGGGTGTGCCGTGTTGATCAATGTTACGCCATCACCGCCAGTGAAGTTGGTGTCAAACGCATTGTTCAATACGTCAGCGCCTTTAACTTCCTTGGTGTTAGCCATAGATCGGGCCAAAGCCTTCACATATCGCTTGCCCAGTGAGTCGTAAAGGTTGTCTTCAACCGCTTCATCGGTCAGCGCGAACGCCAACGCAACAGTGTCGTGCGTGTAACGAGCGGTAAAAGACTCAGAAGCATTGTCAAATGCAACGCCTTGGCCTTCAGTTTTGGTCGGTGCTCCACCGAAACCAGTGATTAAAACCTCTTCTTCAAAGGCTCGCTGCGAGTCTTCGATAGCAAAGATTTCTTCGTACTCGCGGTCATATGAGTCATAGCTCATGCCGAAAAGCGAGTTCAGACCCGGCTCTAGCTCTTTAGCTAGTTGTGCTCTTGAAATAGCCATTGTCTAGCCTCCTATTTAAGCTAAGCCAGCGCCCTTGACGCCGAATACTGAGTTTTGAATAACCACAAGCACGTTAGTGTTTGCAGCCCCAACGTCCGAGTTATTCGGATCTTGCGAGATGTCAATCGCTTTGATTGGCAAGGTTGTTGCTGTCGCACCAGTGGTTACGTCCAGCTCAGCGCCTGAAATGCCAGTCAGAGTGCTACCCGCTGTGGTGTACACGATATCAAAGTTGCCAAACAAGTCAGCGACAGGGAACGTGTCATCAGCTTGCACCTCGTAGACAACATTCGGATCATCAATGATGAAAGCGATGATGTCTGAAGCATTGGTGCTTGCAGGGTAGTAGTTGCTGTAAACCTGCTCACCAGAGGTGGGGTCGGTGTATTGGCAACCGTTAAAAACACCAACTACAGGCACAGTGCCTCCGTCAGCGTGTACTTCCACCGTACCACCAGTGACCTGAGCGACCATATCGCCTTGAAAAATGGAAGTTCCATAGTTCGCAGCAATACGATATCGACTTGAGCCACCCGAGTAAGGTGCGCCA